GACACGGTGCGAGAGGGCGACGAAGTGCCGCTCGACGTGAAGCTGGAATGCACCTACGAGCACATCACAACGGGCACTGCGGAAGTGATTACCCCGTTGGACGCGCTCAAGGGTATCGGCGGCGCGGCCGAGTGGGTCAGTGCTTCATCTGACCTGTGCGAACCGTATGCTATTGACATTGAGGTCGAGCATGTCCCGCCTTGTGGAGGCGCGCAAAAGGAACTCACGCTCTTCCCAGACTTCAGGGCCGACACGAAGGAAGTCAATTTCAAGGACGCGAACATCGCGCTCACTGGCAAGTGCAATGTCATTGAGCCGGTTGTGACACGTGAGGACGCCTAACAAAGGAAGGTGAAACATGGCACGAATTGAACTTCGTGACTGTATTGTCCGATTTAAGGATGGCTTTGGTGGGACGGCCAAGGTCAACGACCCGGATGGTGCTCTTGCTCCACTCGCAACTGTGATGGAGATCGACACTGTTGCCGATCTCACCAATCTCACTGATCTTGTTCCAGTGGGAGCACGTTTCACTGTCGTTGGTGAGACTGATTTGCCGGTCCACGTAGTGACGGCGCAGGACGCCAACGAGAAGCAAAGCGTGACGATCGACGCCACGGGCGGAACCTTCACGTTGACGTATGACGCGCAAGAGACCGGAAATCTGGCCTACGACATTTCGTTGGCCGCTCTCAAGATTGCGCTGGAAGGTCTCAGCACTATCACCACGGTAAACGTTTACGGCACGGTAGGCAACTACATTGTTGAATTCGTTTCACCTGAAGGAACGGCTCCAACTCTTGTGCTGGTTTCTGATCCAGCACTCCTGACTGGCGGTGCCGGCACGGCAGTGGTTGATACGGTGGCTCTTGTCGGCGTAGTGACTTGCCAGTTGACGTTTACGGCTGGTCTCGTTTCGGCTCCGGCCGATGATGCCGTCATCAATTTCCTCCCGCAGCAAATCGAGATCAAGGTGGGCGATGGAAACATCACCTACACCGAGCACCGGACCTACGAGTACATGTTGGACCGGGGCGATCTTGACACGGTGCGAGAGGGCGACGAAGTGCCGCTCGACGTGAAGCTGGAATGCACCTACGAGCACATCACAACGGGCACTGCGGAAGTGATTACCCCGTTGGACGCGCTCAAGGGTATCGGCGGCGCGGTAGGTTGGGTTTCGGCTTCGGCTGACCCGTGTGAACCGTATGCGATCGACATTGAGGTCGAGCACGTCCCACCTTGTGGAGGTGCGCAGATGGAAATTACACTCTTCCCGGATTTCCGGGCAGACACCAAGGAAGTCAACTTCAAGGACGCGAACATCGCGCTCACTGGCAAGTGCAATGTCATTGAGCCGATCATCAATCGTGTGTAACGCGGATTCTTCACTGGTGTCGGATTGCACCCGGCACTGGTGACTTTTTGAGGGAGAACAAACATGAAGATCGGTGGTCTTGATCCAAAGACTCTTTGCAATGAAGTGGTTCTGGTTCTGCCGCGCGGCGAACAGAATCTTGTGTTTCGTGCAATCGGGTTGAAGGACATGGATGCGTTTCTCGCACAGTGTCCCATCCCGCAACCGCCTGGAAAGCTGACGCGAGACGGTGTTGTCCCGATGACGGATGACCCGACGTACCAGCAAGTGCTCAACCAGTGGGGGAAGAAGCGACTCGGCTACATGGTGTTCCATTCGCTGAAGCCGAGTGACATTGAGTGGGATACTGTGACGGAGAACGACCCTCGCACCTGGTTGGGTTGGGAAAAGGATTTGCGCGAAGGCGGACTGAGTGAAGTCGAAGTCAGCCGTGTTCTAGCGCTGGTGATGGAAGCGAACGCCTTGGACGAGAACAAGTTGAAGAAGGCGCGCGAGCTTTTTCTTCTTGGTCAGGTTCAGGAGTCGCCAACATCCTCTGGCCTAGCTACCGAACCGGCGAGTACGCCGTCTGGCGAGCCTGCGTAAGGCTAGGGATTCGTCCCCCTGGTGTGAAGGAATCGTGGGATGAGTGCGGGGTCGAAGCACAGGCAATGATTGTTGCTTTCGATCAAACTGCGTCATACGACGAAGAGCGATGGCAGGCTAAACTGGCGGGAGCAACAACATCAGATTCATCTGGTAGTGCTCCACCATCGGCAAAGCCACACTCCACATCACGCCCATCACACAGACGAAGAACCTGACCATGAAGTTCAAATACTCCTACCGAAGCCCACAGATTGATCTTGTCGGTTACAAGAAGGAACTTGACAAGGCGATGCGAGAACTTCTCGCACTGGGTCTTGCCTCTTGGTTGGAGGCGGTCATTGCAGAAGTGCCGCTTTGGAGTGGGGCGTCGAGAGCCACGTTTCTCAAGGTAGCGAGCGAGATTGGATACCCAGTTCCGGTCGGCGGGGGACCAGCCCCGCTTGACCGAACTGGAATCGGACAATCGGCGAGTACGGGAGAATTGGTTGCTGACATCGAAAGTGGACTCTACACTTTCACGTATGGCACAAGTCTCCCTTGGTTGATTTGGAATGAGTACCACAACGCGAACTTTGAACCTGATCCCACGCTTTTCGGACGACTGAAAAATCCAGGTCCGTACAATTTCCAGGTCAAAGGCGCAGCGGCGTTTGTTCACGCGACAGGTGATGCTAGTCTACCGCTTGTTGCTCCGTATGTTAGAAGTAAGCGCGTGCGGTAACCAAGATGGCTGACGAAATTCTCAATAAACTGGGCTTCGATGTAACGCAGGCTTTGACTGCGTTGCAGAATCTTGATGCCCGGATGCAAGCCTCGCAGGTGTCATTCCAGAATCATGCCACGCAACTAGGCACTTGGAATGCTCAGGCTCAGGCCGCTCTTGCGACGATGCGTCAGTTGGCCACTGCTGCGGCGGGGATGACTCTCCCTGCTCTCCCAACGGCTGCTGGTCCCGCTGCCTCTCCTACCGCTGCTGCTCAACCATCTCTTTGGTTACCTCCTGGGCTTCAAACTCAGATCAATCAAGCTGCTCAGAGTATGACGAATCTGGGTACTGCATCGACATCTGCTGGTCAGCAGATGGTACAGGCTGGGACTCAAGGTGCTAATGCGGCGGCAGCAGCAAATACGCAGACACGAGGTTTGATGATCTCGTGGCAGATGCTAACACGTATTGTAATCACGCAGATGATTGTGCGCGCTCTTTCTACGATGCGCAATATGTTGCGTGATGTCACCAGTGCATCTATTGAACTTCAGCGTTCTCTTGCCGAGATTCAAGCAATCACTCCAAAGATTCACGGAGATTTTGTGTCTTTGGGCCGCGAAGCTGGCGAGTTATCGAAGAAGTTCAATATCCCATTACCGCAAGTCACTGAAGGGCTTTACCAGTCCATCTCGAATCAGTTCGTTTCGATGTCTGAACGTGCTCGGATCATGGATGCGTCGATGAGGCTGGCACGTATCGGTTGTATGGAACTTGACGATGCAGTTTTGCTGCTGACTGGAACTTTGAATGCGTATGGAATGAATGCTTCCAATGCAGATATTGTTGCAGCCAAGTTCTTTAAGACGATTCAATTAGGGCGTATTCGAGGCAAGGAACTGGCCGACACGATCGGAACGGTCATTCCATTTGCGGCACAGTTGGGGGTCTCTCTCGACGAAGTTGCAGCTTCGTATGTGTCGATGACTATTGGCGGTCTTGAAGCTCACAAGACGGCTACTGGTTTGCGACAAGTGATGGTGGCACTCTTGAAGCCGTCCGAGGATTTGAAGAAATCTCTGCGTGAGATGGGCTTCATTTCGCCTGAGCAATTGGTTCAAGCGAAGGGATTTCAAGGGGCTTTGGATGCTATTGCTGCATCCTCGAATAACATGGGCTCGGAGATTGTAAAGTCAATCCGAAACGTCCGTGCTTTGACAGCCGAGTTGAGTTTGACACGTGATGGAAGCGAACAAGTTGCCAAGGCAATGGCTGCAATGGAGCAGGTTACTACCGAGAATTTTGAGAAACTCTATGAAGAGTTTACCAAGATGCCGGCCGAGAAGTTGACAAAGGAAATCAACGCTCTCAAAGTATCATTGACTCAAGACCTTGGTGCCGCACTTGTTCAAGTGCTTGCCGACATGGTGCAGTGGTTTGGTGGGGCAGAGAAGATTTCCGCTGCGATACAAACGCTTATTTCTGTTCTCGCTAAAGCTGGAGCGGCTGTGCTAGCGTTTGCAGCTACGTGGGCTGTTTTGCATCTTTCTATGGGCCCCATTGGTTGGGCATTGTTGGCTATTGGGGCTGGTTTGACGTATCTTGTTGGTGCATCAACATACCAGTCGATTCGGGCTATCCAGGACATTAAAGCAGTAGCCCAAGCAGCACGTGACTCGGCTATGCAACGAATCAAGACGGAAGAAGATGCTTTACGAAAGATAGCTGAGGCTGAAGATAAAGCAAACAGAGATTCGATCAAAGTGTGGGAAAACAAAGCAGCGATTATCCGCCGAGATTTCTTCAAGGCAATGGATGAATTGCGAGAGAAAAATACACGATTGATTGAGGATACTCGCACCACGCTTTCTGCAATGGTGGCTTCTCAAGAACGTGTTGTCTCGGCGTATCGAAACGCTGCCAAAGCTACCACCGATGCGATTGTTCAGTCGCGTGAGCGTCAAGCGAATGCCGAGGCCGCTTACTCGGATGCTGTCTATAAGTATGCTCACAAAAATGAGGGAGCTTATCAACGTGCCGAAGCGTACATGCGCCGCGCTCGACAACTTGCAAAGGAAGCACAAGAAGCAATGGGGGAGGCTAAGACGCCGGAGCAGATTGCGGCGGCTCAAGCAGCTTTCCAGCGGGCGGAGGCGGCAGCGAATGAAGCTGAGCAGATTGCGGGGAGCACTAAGTACATTCTGCTACAAGATGATGCTCAGCATACTGTTTTAGGCGTAATGCGGCAGAAGATTGAGGCTGAGCAGGCGCTACAAGAGATACAGGCTAGAGAAGCTCAACGCCTTGCTGCAAAAGCGGCTGATGAAGAAGCTCGGCTCGGTAAGATGAAGACTTTGATGAAGGCGATCCTCACTGATCTTCAAGCCTTCGACAAAGCTGGGGCCAGAGAACCAAAGCAGCTTGAGGAACAGGAAAAGCGACTGAGAGCCAATGTCGAAGCCTTCCGTCGAGAGTGGGTCTCTGGCAAGAAGGTTGATGTTGCAGATTTGATGGCTTTCGATCAACTTCAGCAGCGGGTGAATATGGCTGTTGAAGGTGGTCTTACTGATGTCCGAATTCAGGAGTTTTTTGCTACTCCTGATTCCTTCGCTAAGTTGCGAGAGGACATTGAAAAGGGAGTCGGTCCTGTTCGTGTTCTTTTGGAGGCGTCTGCACGACTTGACCCTGAATTACAGAAAGCGTTGAAGGGACTAACGGCTGAAGAGGGGATGGCATTGCTTTCTGAAGAAATGGGGCGGAGTGCTGATGCAATGAAGAAATTCAGGGAAGTAGCAAATGCGGCTCGCATCGTTCGGATGGCAATGGAAGAGACTGCGACATTAGCTGCAACTCGATTCGGTGAATGGGCTCAAGCATTTAGTCCGGAGGAAGCTCGTTTCTTGGGTGACAAGTTGCTTCAGTTGAATTTTCCTGAGAAGTTCCGCGAACGGGCTAATGCTCTCAACACATTCATGGAAAATGCTCTGAAGTTCACTAAACCCGATGTGAAGCTGGATGCAGCGGCATACGAGACGCTGAATAAGGCTTTTGAAGAATACCTTCGGACGGTCAAACCTAGTGAAGAGAGTGAAGCCAAATTGAGGGAGTTTATGACGGATGCTCAAATGTTGGCATCCGAGGCTTCTCACGCGGCTGAGATTGAAGGTATCCGGCAGCAGACTACAATGCGAGCTATTCTGGGTGAGCAGCGCATGAAGGACATAAAAGCTGGTATGGAGGAGGCTTTGAGGGCTGCTGAGCAGGCTAAGCAATCGGTGGACCAGGCAGATCAAGCTGCTGCTGGCGCTTATGGAAAGGTCTCAGCGGTCTCGACGATTGACACGAGTAGCTTGGCAACCCAGACTCAATTGGCCGCCGACGCGATGTGGGACTTGGCGTATGCGTCGATGTCGGTGCAGACGCCAGCGGCCCCAGAGATGGCAGCCCGAGGAGGGCGTGTTGGTCGCTACTTGGCGGCCGGCGGCCCAGTTGGCACGGATGTGGTCCCTGCGTGGCTTTCACGTGGTGAGTTTGTGATGAATGCTGGGTCGGCCAGTCGGTTCGCCTCCCAGCTTGTGGCAATGAACGCCGGTGTACAGCCCACCTTCCGTGGTGATGGTGGGAGCGTCACTAATATCGGCGACATCAATGTGTCTGTTTCGGGCGGCGCGACTGGCCGCCAGACGGCTAGGTCTATCGCCGCCGAGTTACGACGCGAACTACGGCGCGGTACTACAACCCTGTAACAAGAGGAGTTTGCGATGAACGACCGATTGAGGTTCGGAGAAGGTGCAAGCTGTGAAGTGGTCCGTGCCGCAGCGCGGCCTCGTCCGGTTGCCGACATTTTTGCCCCTGCTGGTCTTTTCCATGTGGAACACTGGCGACGTGGGCTGCTTATTGGGGCGTATGATCTCCCCAACACGATTACCACGGAAGGTAAGACCAAGCTGTTGAACGTCATGTTTGACGCTGTTCCAACACCAAGAATCGACCCGTGGTACATCGGGTTGATTGATGGTGTCACGGGCTGGTCTGCTGTGGCGGCTGGAGACACGTTTGCAGAGATCAACGGCACCAACGGTTGGGATGAATTCGAGGGTTACTCTGCCTCCCCCGAATTGCGTCCAGAGTGGCCAGTTGATTTTGCGACGGCCGGAGAAGTCGCAATCACCAATGACGCTGCCGTGACTTATAACATCATCGGTGGTGTCGGTTCGGTACAAGGTCTCTTTATTGTGGGCGGTGGGACTCATCCTGAGTACCGCGCCGACCACGCAAGTTGGCCCCCTGCGTTGGACAGCACGCTTTGGGCTGCCACTGAGTTCACAGGCACGCCACCGGTTGCTGTCGATACTGGCGATCAATTGAAGGTGACGTATACAGTCACCATCGGCGCATAGTAGGGAACTCTCCCTCGCCAAGGCCGGGCCGGAGCCTTTCGGCCCCGGTCCGGTCTACTTTTTACATACCCGGAGCTTGAGGAGCAGCTATGGCACGTGAACAAATTGTCAACAATGCAGTCACGTATTTGGCCAGTGCTATTAGCAGTGTCGCCACGTCGATTGCTGTGTCGGACGCCTCTGCGTTTCCGGCTGGCGGTGATTTTGTCATTATTGTCGATGACGAGATCATCCTTGTGGAGAGTGTGTCGGGTGACACATTCACGTCATGCGTGCGTGGCTACGAAGGCACCAGCAACGTAGGCCATGATGATGGTTCTGTTGTGGCTCATATTCTGACAGCGGGGAGCTTGTTGCGGCATATCCAAAATGATGTGCCACTTTTCAACAATGCCAGTGTGCCACTATCAAATCATTTAGTCGATGCGGCCGGCACCGTTCTGACGGCATCTAGTTTCACTCCAATCAATCAAGGTGACTCGACGCTGACTGACGACGGCTCCGGTGGTCTGTTCTTAGCTGTACCGGAAACGGCAGACCCAGTACATGCTCGCCTCTACAAAAAGTCGGCACCGACTCCTCCGTACACATTGACAGTTCAGATTCCACGTTGGATGCTGTGCCATACGCAGTTTACTGGGGTGGGCCATGTTGGCATTGGTTTCAGAGAGAGTAGCTCCGGAAAACTCGCGTTGATTGGTTTGCAAGGTTGCCTCTATGTTAGTTCTCAGCTTTGGAATGGTCCAACGTCTGTTAATTCCACATTGGCTGACGACAGAGTGTGGGTAAGCGGATCGTTCTGGGTACAAATCGAAGACGAGGGCGGCGAAGGTGACTTGATTTTCAGGTACGGGATCGACGGTGTTCATTGGTTTGACATGGCAAGTGTTGATCGGGACACATTCATGGATGCTGGCCCGGGTCCAGACGAGATTTTCTTGTACTGTTCCACTTGGAGTCAAGCCGATACAACTGAATACGCAGTCGTCTCGACATGGCTGGAGGAGGAGTAAGAGACAATGAGACAAGAACGACATGTGAACAATGCGATGACAACTCTCGATGGAGCGATTGCTGCTGGTACTTTAGCATTCGATGTTGTCGATGGCTCTGTCTTCCCGTCCGAAGGCGACTTTCGCATCCTCGTTGAGAGCGAGTTGATGCTTGTGACATCACGTGACACAAACGAGTTGACGGTGGAGCGTGGTATCGAGAGTACAATTGCTATTGGGCACAATAGTGGGTCTACTGTGTGCGCGATCGTGACTGAGGGATCGCTGGAAAAACACATGTCGGATTACAATGCGCTTTACATTCCTGGTGAAGCTCCCCCATTCCGAATTTTCGATGCCGCCGGTGCGCTCGCCGGTGAGGATGACTTTGATTGGTTCTACGAGGGGTCTGCTACTGTGGAAGACTTGGCCGATGGCACAATCCTGATGACGACGCCAGGTGGCACTTTGGATCAATGGACTGGCAAGTATATGGCTTGTCCGACGCCTCCGTACACTGTGACGGCCGCGTTTTCAGTGTTGTGGCGGTGGTACACGGGTTATCCGCGATGCGGTATCGTTCTCGGGCAGGACGAAGACGAGAAGCAAATCATACATTCTTTCCACCACGGCCGCGATGGATACAACCCCGGACTTCAGATCGGATACACCGATACCTACACGCATTACGACGGTGACATTCTTGCGCTTAGGCCGTTGGGATGTTTGAGTGAGGTCATTTGGCTTCGATTTCAGGATACTGGTTCTGATCCCAATGGCTTCAAATTCTACCTCAGTGTTGACGGGGTGAATTGGCTTTTTATGGCTGAAACACACCGGACAACAGGCGGGCTTACTGACGGCGGTGATCGCATTGGGTTTGGACATGATCGAGCAGGAAACACTGGTTCGGACCATTTCATTCACCTCAAGCATTGGAGTTTTGACTAATGGCGCTGCTTTGGGTAGAAGGTTTCGATTGGATCGAACCAGGTATTACTGGCACTCCGTTGGTGACTACTCTGTTGAGACGTTACCAGTACCAGGATATGCTCTACAGTACGTCAGATGGCCTCACTGCTGTTGGCGCGCACGGGTTGGGGACATCATTGAATCGCAGGAGGCCACAGCAGTACATTGAGACACCTGCGCTTCTCCCTAGCGATACTGAAGGGACGTGGATTGTTGGACTGAGAGTCACATGCAGGAATTTAATCTTCTCTGATTATCCAATACTTTACTTTCTCAACAGTCAGCGAGAAGGCAATGGCGAATTTTACAAGTTCGTTGATGGGACTTTGCGGTTTACCCCGTCGTCTGTCTATGCCCTTCTCAGTAACCGATTGGGCAAGTACAGGTCTGTTTACCTTGAACTCAAAGTCTATGTTCACGATACTGAGGGCACGGTGGAGATTCGTGAGAATGGAGAACAGCTTCTTTTAGCCGAGGGTCTTGATACAAAAATTGGGAGCCCAACAGGGTTCGATCGTGTTCGTTTCTATGGTTGGGGCTTGGGAGGCGACTGCCTACTTGACGACATTTATATTTGTCAGGGAGACGGTATAGACTTCCTGGGCCCTGTGCGTGTTCTCCATTTGAAGCCCGCTGCTGATACCGCTGATGAAGATTGGGCACTTAGCGTTGGTAGCGATAGCCATGATTTGGTGAATGAGGATGAAGTGACCGATGATGACGGTTATATTTACGACTCCACTTTAGGAAATCGTACCCTGTTCACTTACGAAAGTGTCCCGTCTGGAATGGGTGATAACATCAAGGGAGTCCAGCTTTGTACTGCGGCGTGTGTTGATGGTGGTGCCCTTGATTTGATTCAACAAGTGAAGTCTGGCGGAACATTGTATCCACGCACAGCACAGAACATTGCGAGTGGCACTTTCACCCAAATTCAGGACTTAATGGAGACTGATCCGGACACAGATAATCCGTGGTCATCCTCCGGCCTCAATGCAGCGCAATTCGGTGTGGAGGTAGGCTAACATGGCCATGCTTTGGATGGATGGTTTTGATTGGATTAACCCTGCTGCCGATGCTGTTGCGCTTCAGTACGCGCTGAACTGTCGATACCGATCCGCTGACATGGTATACTCGTCGCCCGATGCACATTGCACGCCGGGACGTTCCGGTGGAACAGGGTTACACTTGTACCACTATGCTCAGTATTTTCGCACCCCCGCACTTCAGGAAATCGGAGTCTCGGACAAGGTTTTCATTGGCTACGCAGTCAAAATCAATCAACTTGGTTTGGATTTGAGTCCGATCCGAGGCTATAGACTCGGCTCCCAGCAATTCGTATTCCAGCTTCGAGCGTCAGATGGTTTTGCACGGCTGTATCCTGGTGGTAGTTGGTTTGATCCGGGTTTCCAAGTCGGTAGCTGGTATTACGTTGAGTTGTACGTGTGCGCGCACCCATCTCTCGGTGAATACGAAGTGCGAATTAACGGAGTAACAAAATGCCAAGGCACCGGAGTAGACATGGCTGAACAGTCCGCCGCTGGCTGGACTAATATCTTCTTCTACAGCCACGCATCGGTCTCAGGTGGGGCTGTTTATGACGACATCTACGTGCTTGATGACCAGGGGTCAGTTAATAACGGTTTCCTCGGTGATGTGAAAATTTCCACGCTTCGACCGACTGGTGATGCAGTCACTCAGTGGTCACGGAGTGAAGGGAATGAGAACTTTGCCTTGGTTGACGAGGGCCCAGTTGATCCTGCATGTGAGGATGTCTGGAATGACCGTGATTACGTTTCTTCTGGGGTTTCTGGCAAGAAGGATTTGTACGACCACGAAAATCTCTCAGCAGAGTTTCGTGGCTCACCGATTCAAGCTGTTCAGTTGGTGTCTGCTGTTCGCACTACGAATCCACAAATTGTCACACTTAATAGCAAGTGTCTCAGCGGCGTAACAGAGGTGGATATTCGCAGTGATCCGCTCGCGGGTGACAAGTATTTACCAATAATCGGAATTCAAGAGACTGACCCGGAGACTGGAATCCTATGGACTCCCGGCGGCCTCAATGCAGCGCAATTCGGCGTGGAGGTAGATTAACATGGCCATGCTTTGGATGGACGGTTTTGATTGGATCGACCCTGCCGCCACTTACACGCAGACCGGCTACGCGATTGCGAGCCGGTACATTTCGCATAATTTGCCGTTCACTACTCCTCAAGGACGCGCCGCGGCTGGGCGTCAAAATGGCACTGGTATACGATTGTACCACTACGGTGAGTGGTTCCGCACACCGGCGATTCAGACGGTAGATGGTCCAGACAAGGTTTACATTGGCTTTGCGCTCAAATTCGATGACCCACCGTACACTGTGAATTTGGTCAAGTTGTT